TTCCAAACAGCGGAGGAATTCAAAGTTATCCAGAAGATCAAATTCCGTTTAATGTTATGCCTCCTACAATGACGATCAACTACATCATTTACACAGGGAGGGCGTTAACCTAATGAGTTACAAATTAAATAAAACTGATGGCGAATTACTAGTAGAACTAGCAGACGGACAGATAGATACTACTACAACTGATGTAACTCTTATTGGTAGAAATTTTAAAGGGTTCGGTGAAGCAGTAAACGAAAACTTTATTAAAATTCTAGAAAATTTTGCATCAACCGGTGCGCCTAGCAATCCATTAGTAGGACAGCTTTGGTATGATACAAGTTCGCAAAGACTTAGACTATATGATGGTACTAGTTTTAGAACTTCGGGAGGACCGATTGTATCTGCTACTAGACCAGACATGGTTGCAGGCGATATATGGATAGACAACGCAAATAACAAAATGTATTTCTTTGACGGAACTGATCTTGTTCTAGTAGGACCAGATTATGATTCAGGCCAAGGGCAAACAGGATTTGAAGTTGTTTCTGTCATTGATATTTCTGCCAGAGAGCGTGTTGTTCTTAAAATTTGGATAGGCGGAACATTATTTGGTGTTATAACCAAAGAAGAATTTAGATTAAGCGGTACAAACAAAATGCCTGGATACCCCGATGATCCTGACGATGTTGTTTTTCCTGCAAGACAGTTATTTTTAAAAGGATTTAATTTAGTAGATTCTACGTTCTTTTATCAAGGAACTGCGGCAAAATCACGTTCACTTGTTGATGTTCAGGGTAATGCATTTACTAGTGCAGACTTTTTACCAACTACAGAAAATGGTGAAACAACCGGTAGTATTATTATTAGAAATCCAGCAGGTTTAGGTATTGCACTTGAGGAAGAAGAATATGCAACTCTTAAAGTTATAGGAACTACAACTTCTTTAGAAACGCAACAAAAAGAAACTGCTATAACAATTAGAACTAGAACATCAAACAGATTCGAAAATGCATTTTATGCAGATGGTGCAACTAGTAGGGTAGGTATCTATAGAGATGATCCCGAGTATACTTTAGATGTTGACGGAACATTTAGATCAACTGGCGATGCAATAATTGATGGAAATTTAACTGTAAACGGTAACACAACGTATATTAACATTGATAATTTACAAATTGCAGATATCAACATAGAACTAGGAGTACTAGAAGGCGGTACACCGGGCACTGATGCTCAAATCGACGGTGCCGGCGTTATTATGAAATCTACTGATGGTGATAAATCAATTACTTTTGATAATGCTACTCAAAGTTTTGATCTAACAGAAACTATAAACATACCGCTAGGAAAAGATTATAGGATTGAGGATCAATTAGTTTTAAGTAGAACTACACTGGGGTCTACAGTTACTACTGCTAATGGATTAACTAGTATAGGCACACTTGTAGAGCTTGACGTAGACAACGTTAATATTGATGGAAGCACAATTACAGTAAGCACACCGTTAAACATAAATGCTTCGGGCGATATTTCTGTAACAAATAGTAAAATTACAAATCTAGCAAATCCTACAAATGCACAAGACGCTACAACAAAAACATATGTTGACACTCAATTAAGAAGTCAAAATTTTGCACTATCAATTGATATTACTGGATTGACTGTACCGTCAGTAGCTAATCCTTATACAGATGTAAGAGATATTTTAGAAGACATTGCAACGGCAGCTAATTTCGAAGATGGCGTCGAAGCAAGAATACATTGTACTTCTTATTCTAATGTTAACGTTACTGGTATTGACGTTCAAGGGGCAATGAACAAGAGTTACATTAGTGTCATGGCAGATGACAGTTCTGCTGTATCAGTAGTTGAAGATGTTAACTTTGATCCTGTTGCAGGATCTGCATCTTTTGTGCCTGACAGAAGTAATATGTTATTTAGAACAAGCGGAGGTACATGGGTTTGGGTAAGCACTACGTAGATCCGATAAATACCAATATAGATAGGGTTAGGCATGTCGTATTCAATTAATAGATTTGATAGAACACTTCTAGCAGTTATAGAAGATGGTACAATAGATAGAACTACTGAACTACAGTTCATTGGTAAAAACTTTGCCGGTTATGGCGAAATACAAAACGAAAATTTCTTATACTTACTAGAAAATTTTGCAGGAGGCAATCCTCCTAGCAAACCTTTAAGCGGTCAGCTTTGGTACGATAGCGGTTCTAAAAAAATTAAAGTTTACGATAATAGTATATGGAGAACATTGGGTGTTACCCAAGTATCTGACACTGCACCAACTAATTTGCAAGAAGGTGATGCATGGTGGGATTCGGATAAAAAGCAATGGTATGCTTATAACGGTACAGCGTTAGAGCTAATAGGACCAGAAAAGGCAGGACCAAACACTACACGTATGGTAAGTGCTTTAGTATTAGATACAATAGGCACAGAACATGCAATTATAAAAGCAGTAGTTGACGATGTAGTAATGTTTGTTATAAGCGATGATGAATTCACGTTAAATGCTTCTAATCCTATTACTGGTTACACAATTATTAGAAAAGGTATAACACTTGCTGATTCACAATCTGCAGATGGAATAACTGATCCTGCTGAAACTTGGTTTTGGGGAACAGCAACAAATGCTGAATTGTTAGACGGATTAAATAACACACAATTTTTAAGAAGTGATCAAAACACTGCTCTAACCGGAGAATTTACATTATCTACTTCTGGCACTGGAATAAATTGGGTAGCAGGTGACATATACATTAAAGGTTATGATGCTGAACAAAAATTAGTTTTACAAAACAGAAGTACAGATAATACAATATTTTTAGCAGGTAACACAGAAACTTTAAAAATTAATCCAAGTGCTAATACATTAGGATTAACTTATCTTGGAAATACTATTTGGCACAGCGGTAATCACGGATCTGGATCTGGATTAGATGCAGATACTTTAGATGGTTACAATCATACTGATTTTCTTAAAGTAAGTGCAAAGGCAGTAGATTCAGAACTATTAGATGGTATAGATTCTACACAGTTCTTAAGAAGCGACGAAGATGATGTCCTTAATGGAAAATTAACAGTAAATGAATTGTATATTAATGCAGGCGAAGGTTTTGAATTTAAGAACGGCGGTGCAAGAACATCACTGAGCGGAACTGTAAACAATGACAGTAGAATCATAAACCTTAGAGATGGCAATCCTGCAACTGACGGAGCATTGTTTATTACAGCTGATAGTGTTAGTCCGGGTGATGCTCTTACAGAATTATTGTATATCGACACAGCTAAGTTTGAATGGAAGGGCAATGAAATATGGCATGCCGGTAATGACGGCCCTGGTTCAGGTTTAAACGCAGATACACTGGATGGATTACAAGCAGTAGATTTTTTAGAAGTAGACGGTAAGGCAGTAGCGGCAGACTTTGCAGACGAAGCCGCGTTAGCTAGAGATTCAAATACAGTCGGCGGCGTTGCACAAACTCAGTTTTATAGAAAAACTGGTGGCGCAGTTAGCGGCTACATTACTTTACATGCTGATCCTACAAGTGACATGCATGCCGCTACAAAACAATATGTAGACGATTTAGTTGCACAAAGTGATCCGCTTTGGGCAGGCGCTACAACATTCAGTAATGTAAAAGCAACTTATGCAAACTATCCTAATGGTACTAGAGTTTCATTTTGGGAAGAAAGAAACTACACAAGACCTGCAAACTCTAATGGTGGTAGTGTAAGTATAAGTGATAGATATAGACGTACAGTCAAAAAGACTGGTGCAAATACTTGGACTAACATCGGAGGTTAATTATGACAGAAATAACAAGAATTACAGCGTTAGCCCAATTTAATAAGTTAAACAATATGTTTACAATGGTGTTAGGAACTGTCCCAGACATGTCCTTGTTAAATCATGACTATTACCTTTACAAAGAAATAGAAATTGATATTGACAACGAAACAGTTGTAGGAACATACGATAATTTTTCTATAGTAAATATACACGAGCAACCTTTAGAAATAAACGAAGATATGCTCAATGAACTTGCTAGGAATAAAATTGTAAAAGAATATCCAATAGAAAAGCAATTAACAATAATTGGCAATACAATAGAGCGTTTAGCCGATGCGGCAGGCGTTGATTCAACTGATATAAAAATTATGAATGATTATATCAACGAAATAAAAAGAGCCAATGCAATACGCAAACAATTCTATGCTAACAGTACAGAATACAATTATAAGAGTACTGAAGAATTAGATGAAATGATTGCTACAAAATATGAAGGTAGTATACAGGCTTATGAAGGACAATTTAGTGATTTATGAGGTTTTTGATAAAGACACAGTAGAATCTGTCTATAAACTCATTGAATCTATCGAAGAGCCTAGGTGGATTAGAAGAACTAAATTACAGCCGGGTAGAGCTATTAATAATTCTACATGTGCTTACGATTATTGTAACCATATGCAAATGAAAAAAGAAATGAAGGAACAATTAAAAGAAATTGCTCCTGTATACGAAGATTTTAAGTTAGCTGATTTAGCAGTTAACAGATATAAAATAGGAGATTATATAGGCCAGCACAAAGACAAACACGATTTTAGAAGAAACTTAGTTATAAGTTTACAAGAAAGCGGAGATGGTCTATATATTGACGAGGAAGATAAATTTGTAGAAGACAAAATAGGACAAGGAGTGCTTATTGAAGGGATAGGACCTATACATTCTGTTCCTCCTGCTAAAAAATTAAGATACTCTTTAGTTTATTTGTACGAGTGAGAAAAATATGCATGAAACACTAGAACAATTAGATAATGCTACTGTAGATTCTTTAATTAATATTAAAGCTGATGTTGCATTTTCTTCTAACAATGTAAGAATAGGCACTAACGGCTTAGACAAGTTAAGTGTATACAGTACATCAAAATGGCATGACTGGTCATTAGAACAAAGGAATAATTTTAAAACTTTGTTAAATGATCATATGTCTACTGCAATAGTTGGTTGGTTTTTAGAATTTCCAGGAAATACAGGATTTTTAGATGAAATGGACTATTGGGTAGATAAGCCAGACTCGGGAACTGTTGTAGCATATTCTTTAGTAAACAACAATTCAATTACAGTTGCAGGACAAACAGTAACTTTGCAAAAAGGCGAAGGTATAAAATTTAGTCTAAAACAAATACACAAAGTTGACATAGCAAGTAGTACAAGAAGCTGGGCTTGTTTGATGCAATTACAATAAATTGAAAATAGGAATAAATACAGTAGTTAATAGGAATCGAACAACATGGCTTACCAAATAGATAGATATAATAAAACATTACTCACTGTAGTTGAAGACGGTACTATCGATCAAACTACCGATTTGAATTTTGTCGGTAAAAACTACGCAGGGTATGGTGAAATACACAATGAAAACTTTTTATTCCTACTAGAAAACTTTGCAGGAGCAAATCCTCCTCCTAGAGCAATAAGTGGACAAATTTGGTTCGATTCTTCCCTAGCTAAATTAAAGTTTTTTGATGGTTCAAAATGGCGAACAACAGGTGGCGCAGAAACTACAGGTACTGCTCCTGCTGGTCTAACAGAAGGCGATTTTTGGTGGGATACAACTAACGAACAGCTATATGCTTATAATGGAACAGATTGGGTTTTAATTGGACCTCAGGATGCTGGCGAAGGCGTTACACAGATGCAATCACGTTCAATACGTGACAACTTAGGAGTTTCGCACAGTATTATTACTTCTGTAGTTAATGATACAGTAGTACATATTATATCTAATGATGCATTTACTATTGATAATACAGATGCTGAAAATGTAATTCCAGGTTTTGACATTGTAAAAAGAGGTATTACTTTAGTTAATACTCAAGCATCGACTGGCGGAACAACAACCTCAGAACATATCTTTTGGGGTACATCATCAAATGCGTTAAAATTAAATGGCATAGATGCAAGTCAATATGTAACATCTATTGTAGGACAGGCTACTATCTTTGAAAATGTAGTTCAGTTTAAAGACGATGGTTTTACTGTAGGTGATTCTAACGACTTACAAGTTTTTGTACCTACAGGAACTGACAACAAAATAGCAATAGCAAACACAATTGGTAATTCAATATTTTTATCAGCTAAGCCAGCCGCAGGAACACTTAAAAATACTGTAAGAATTACACCAGATGCACTTCTTCCAGGTGTTACAAACATAGAAGAAACAGACGAAAACGCATATGTAAGCGAAACAGTTGCTATTGGTAGTGCAAACTTCCCATTTAATGAAATATTTGCAAATAATTTTACTGGACTTGCAGAAAAATCTACAGCATTAGTTGTAAATGGTAATAATAGACAAGGCGATATAGAAGCAAATGCGAATACTATTGCTGTAAGAGATAATTCGGGTGACTTAAAAGCAAACCTATTTATTGGTACAGCACTAACTGCTCGTTATGCTGACTTAGCAGAAAAATATTTAACAGATCAAGAATACCCCGTAGGCACAGCAATGTGTGTTGGCGGCAAACAAGAAGCTACAGCGGCTGGTACTAGTTGTATGTGCATAGGAGTTATTTCAGATAAGCCTGCTTATTTGATGAATGCAGAAGCCGAAGGTCAAATTTTAGGACTAAAAGGTCGTGTTCCGGTGCGTGTTAGTGGACCAGTATCTAAAGGACAACCAGTATATGCCTGGCAAGACGGTGTATGCACAACTATTGCGTCAACAGGATTAGTTGGTATTGCTCTAGAATCTAGTAATGAGGAATCAGAAAAATTAATAGAGTGCGTTTTAAAGGTATAAATAACTACGTACTTAATAAGGAACATAAGATATGGCAGTATTACCGCAGGCAATCATAACAGCGTCAGATTACAATACACTACAAAACCGTATTGAACAAATTTTAGGTACAGGTAGTGCAATCGAAAACACTGGTTATGGACAAACAGTCACTAGCGGACAAGTCGCAGGACCTGGTCCTAGTAGCGACGGAGATATTGTTGATCACGAAAGAATGCAAGAGCTATGGGACGACATGGACCGTGCTTACAAGCATCAAAACGGCTCAAATTTAGGACTAACACAATTAGCTACCGGAGATTTGATAGGAGCCGATGTTTCTACATCCGATCTGCCAGCATTTAGTGATGAAGATGCAGACAATGACGGAAATATTGATTACTCATTAAGTAACATAGATAATACTCAGGGTTTTAATGATTACTTAACAATTATGACTGCCTTAGAAGCAGGCAAGGATACAGTCGCAGTTGCAGAAACAGTGTCAGATGGTGCTATTGTTCCCGGAGGTGATGCAAGAACAACTAGTTTTAATGGTACTATTGATTCAGAATTTACTGTGACTTTTTCTAGTGATGATGCACTACGTCATTTTTTTAATGCCGGTGGACAGATATTAATTGAAGGAACAGTTGAAAACGTAAGCGATACTACAGCAACAAATAATAAGGCTGTACTAAGAAATCAAGGTTGGCAGTCAATGGTTGAAAATCCCGGTACAATAGCATTTGGTTATAACTATACAACAATTGATGGCCAAAGCACTGGAGTTACTTATCCAGATGGCGCAATAGGCCAAAGGCAATTAACAACAACTTTCCAGACTATTTTTAGAAGAGATGCAAGTGCAAGCACCTATGGTGATAGTTATTGGACAATAGAAGCTAGAATAGAATCATCACTTACAAGACGTTTAAGATTTAAACTAACACTAGTAGATGACGGTCCAGAAAGTAACCTTGATGCTGGTGCAAAAGGAAGTATCGAACCTGGTGTAACTGAGCCAGTGACAGCAAATATTTTGTTTGATTATGGTGCAAGACGTCCTAGATCATTAGATTTTGAAACAGACGGCACTACAAGACGCTTTACTTTGCCGTATCCTACATTCGCAAATCCAAATACTTTCGAATAATTACTTGACATAGTACTGATATTCGTGTATAATATACACAATACAGGAGTATCTTATGGATGAAAAGTTAAAAAATGCTTTAGATTTTTCAAATTATATGGTAACGCTTAATAATCAAAGGCGTATATTGTTAGAACAATTTAAAGAAAACACAAAATACTATTATGGGGGCGGGCAATTTACAATTGAAACGTCATTAATGAGTCATTTGTCTGCATTATCTAATGTAACTAATAATGCAATCTTACTAGATGATAACAGTATTCCAATTCTAGTCGAAGATGTTACAGGTTTTCTTGCAGAAATTGCAAAAAAATATGACGAGAATCTACGTATATATTATCAAGAATATCAAAACATAAAAAATAGCAGAAGTGTAGAGAAACTAGTAGACGATGAGTAAAGGCATCTTAGTGTTTGCCAGAAATAGCAATACATTAAATTATATTTCACAAGCAAAAGACCTTGCTAAACGTGCAAAACAGCATTTAGATTTACCAGTATCTTTGGTAACAGACAAAGAAAGTTGTGAAGATGCAGATTTATCTGCATTTGATAAAGTTATTATCTTAGAAAATACTGTAGATAACAATTTTAAAACACACTATGACGGTTCAGGTACTTCAGTAAAGTCTTTATGGAAGAATAATTCTCGTAGCCTTGCATATGAGCTTACTCCTTACGACGAAACTTTAATGTTAGACACTGACGTTGTAATTTGCAACAATAATTTTTTACAATGTTTTAATCAATCCAATAATTTTTTAATATACAAACAATGTCATAATCTAGTAGACATGACAACAGGTATCGAGTTCGAAAGAATATCAGATATAAGTATAGATTTTTACTGGGCTACATGTGTGTTTTTTAGAAAAGTTTATTCTAACAAAATTTTCTTTGATTTATTAAAACATATACAAGAAAATTATCAACATTATAGAATTACATATTTTATCGAATCATTAAAATTCCGTAATGACTATGCATTTAGTATTGCTATTCATATTATGAATGGATTTCAAGCAGGCGATTTTGCAAAAGAAATGCCCGGAACTTTATATTATATCACAGACAAAAGCATTTTGTATAAAGTGCAAGAAAATAACTTAAAGTTTTTATTAGAAAAGCCAACCTATAAAAATCAATATACTCCATTATCGATAAAAAACGCTAATGTGCATGTAATGAATAAATTTAGTCTACAGAGGTGTATAGATGAGTAATAAAGGATTTGTATTGTATGCCGAAGGTGAGCAATATATACAACAAGCATATCTGTGTGCATTAAGTATAAAAAAATTTAATCAACATATTCCAGTAAGCCTAATTACTAATACTGATGTAGCAAATTACAAGTATATTTTTGATAAAATAATTCCTGTACCTACATACAATGGCGATAATAGTAGATTTAAAACCTATGCTAGACAGTTTATCTATGAACTGTCTCCTTACGAAGAAACAATTTCAATGGATAGTGATGTATTAGTATTGCATAATTTAGATTATTTCTGGCAAGCAATGAATACTGATGTTTATTATTGTGATACTGTCTTTACATATAGGGGCGAGAAAATAAAAGATACGTTTTACAGGAAAGCATTTATTAGTAATAATTTACCTAACGTTTATAACGCATTTTTCTACTTTAAAAAAAGCAAATATTCAAAACAGTTTTATACTACGCAAAAACATATAGCTGATAATTGGCAAGAATACTACAGGATATTCTGCCCTAAGAACATGCCTAAAGAACCTAGCATGGATATCATTACAGCAATTACCCATATTGTATTAGATATTAGACAAAAAAATAACATTATGCCTAATTTAGTACATATGAAACCTGCAATACAAAATTGGGAAAAGTATAGTGATAATTGGTCAACAAGAGTAAGCGTTTTTGTAGATGATGATGCAAATTTAAAAATAGGAAATCATGCTCAACACACTGTTTTTCATTATACAGATAATAGTTTTGTTAATGAGGATATAATTAGGAAGTTCGAAGATGTACAAGGGTAATATTGCACTAGGGTTCGATAAAAAAACTGGTAAAATCAAGCAAATCGGCGCACCTCCTATTGATGCTCCTTCGCAAATACAAGTTCCATATGAAATAGCCGGACCTATCCTTGAAGGTAAAGTATCAAAAAACAATTTTAGGGTAATTTATAATCCTGAAACGAAAAAATTTGAGTTAAAAGAAACAGATTCTATTAATAAAACTACATTTGATATTAATGATTTCCATCATAGCATTCCTTATTCGTATAGTAACAAAGATTGCACTATAGAAAAGGATAATACAACTAAAGTTTGGCGAATTATTCTTTCAGATGAATTGTGTACTAACATGAAAGGCATGTTTGTAGGTGAAACATTAAATTTTAGTGTTACTAAACATGGTGATCTAAACATATTGTATAGATTACTACGTGTAGACATAGAAGAACTATGTGAAACTGGTGTAATTGAGATTCCGTTCACAACTGACGACGAGTGCAATCTTACAAAGTTAAGTATCTATACGCCTAAGCGTTTTAAAGACTACGGATTTAGAGTAAAAAATGAAACTTAGAGTACCAGACTGTGATGTAATATACTTGTCGTATGACGAGCCAAACGCAGAAAAGAATTATGCAGATTTATGCAAAAAAATTCCTTGGGCAAAACGTGTTCATGGTGTTGAAGGTAGTGATGCGGCGCATAAAGCATGTGCAAATATTAGTGAAACTGATAGATTAATTATTGTAGACGGCGACAATATAGTAAATCAAGATTTTATTAATCAAGAATTTGTATTAGGCAATGATTTTAATCCTTACAAAACCGTTATAAGTTTTACTGCAAAAAATAACATCAACGGATTAGTTTATGGCAACGGCGGAATAAAGTGTTGGCCTAAAAGTATAATACTAAACATGAAAACACATGAAAACGCCGCCCCTGATAACCTACAAGCACAGGTAGACTTTTGTTGGGATATAAATTATTATCATTTGCCTGGAACATATAGTACTATTATGAATAATGCTACACCTCAACAAGCCTGGAGAGCAGGATTCCGCGAAGGTGTTAAAATGGCACTAAATGAAGGACAAAAAGTTTCTAAAGAAAGACTAAAAGGTTTACATTGGAAAAACTTGCACAGACTTTATGTATGGTTAATGGTAGGTGCAGACGTAGAAAACGGTAAATGGGCAATATATGGTGCAAGAGAAGGTTTGTACAAAACTATGTGTACAGATTGGAACTTTGTAAATGTGCGTGATTTTAAATGGCTGAATGAATATTGGAATAATAAGGACTTTTCATTCGTAGATAGTCCAATAGAAGATCTTGGATTTCAATTAAAAGAAGAATTAGATTTGCCTATAGCTGTTGAACCATTAGATGAAGATCAAAGCAAGTTCTTTAAAACTGTTTACATTAATCAAGAGCGATCTAGCTACAAAAATATATCTAATAGTTCAAGTATTTCTAATGAAGAATACGATATTGTGTTTATCAGTTACAATGAAGTTAACGCAGACAAAAACTATGAAAATTTAATTAAAAGATTTCCTCGTGCAAAACGTGTTCATGGGATAAAAGGAATCCATCAAGCACATATTGAAGCGGCAAAACAGTGTAGTACAGATATGATATGGATTGTAGATGGAGACGCAGTTATAAATGATGATTTTAATTTTGATTATGTGGTGCCAGCTAAGGAAAAAGATCACGTTCATGTTTGGCGATGTGAAAACAAAGTAAAAGGTTTAGAATATGGCTACGGCGGAGTAAAATTATTTCCAAGGATAGCAACAATAGAAATGGATACATCTAAACCGGATATGACTACAAGTATAAGTAGACATTTTAAAGCGGTAAAAGAAGTTTCTAATAGTACCGAGTTTAATACAGACCCGTTTAGTGCTTGGAAAAGTGGCTTTAGAGAATGTTGCAAATTATCAAGCAAAGTTATAGATAGACAAAAGGATGTCGAAACGGAATTACGTCTAAATATATGGTGTAGTGATAAAGGCAAGGACGAGCCATTTGGTAATTATGTAACTGACGGTGCAAGAGCCGGCAGAAAATACGGTGAAAGTAACAGAGGTGATATTGAAGCTCTCAAAAAAATTAACAACTTTGATTGGTTGAAGGAACAATTTAATGCTAGAAATTCATGAACTGCTAGATAGATATGAGTTGCTGTATCCAAACGACACAAATATATCAAATCTAAGGCGTGCCTATATAGATAAAGACCTTAATAGTATATTTCGTGTCACTAATGCAAATGAAGAACTACGTAAAGCAGTTGTAGAAAAAAATCTACACAGTTTGTTTCGTGTTATTGGAGATGTTACAGTAAAAGGCGAAGCTGATGATTTACGTAAAGCAATATTAGAAAATAATTTACACAGTATTTTTAGACTTGTTGATAATGTAGAATTAAGAAAGGCTGTAATAGGCGAAAATCTTTACAGCATATTTAGATTTATATACGACGAAGATGTTCGTAAACTTGTACTTGAAGATAACATTTGGAAACTGTTTGATATATTTGACAGATTTGTTCAAACTGACTTTACTCAAGCCTTTAAAAGAATTTTAGCAGATAGTATAGAGATAGATAATGATTGTTTTAGTAGAGGACAACTTAAAAGTAAAATATGGTTAGTAGACGAACTTCAAAAAATTAATAGATCACTAGGCACAGTATTTTTATGTGCTGGTTGGTACGGTACACTAGCAACTATGTTGTTTGAAAGTAATTTACATATATCAAAAATTAGAAGTTTTGACATAGATCCTAGTTGTGCCGACATAGCAGAAGTCTTTAATAAAAGTTGGTTAGTACAAGATTGGAAATTTAAAGCAACAACAAAAAATATATTTGATATAGATTATAAAAATTATAACTATCAAACAATAAACAAAGAAGGACAACTATCTAATATGTCTGATAGTCCTACTACAGTTATTAACACAAGTTGTGAACATATACCTAATTTTAGTGATTGGTATGAAAAATTACAAAGTGGCACCTTAGTTGTATTGCAGACAAATAATTACTTTGATATCGAAGAACATATTAATTGTAAATCTAGTCTTAAAGAGTTTTCGGATGAAACACCGATGAAGCAAGTTTTGTTTGAAGGTGTGTTAGACTTAGAAAAATATAAGAGGTTTATGAAAATTGGAATTAGATAAATTTACAGTCAGAGAACTTCAATTAGAAAGTGCAAGGGCATTAAGCACCATGCAAGCAACAAGTAATAATATTACACAATTTAACAAAGAAGCACATCATAATAGTCATAACTGGTACAAAGCAGTAATTCTCTGGTATGTTGCTCAATATGGTGATTTGCCTAGTAAAGTTGGCCCAGGAAAAGATGTAAAGTTAGTACACGATGTATAGATACGAAAACATTAAAGAAGTACATTTAGAAATTACACAACGTTGTCAAGCGGCCTGCCCTATGTGTGATAGAAATTGTAATGGCGGCACAGATAATCCTCACATAACAAATGCAGAGTTAAGTCTTGAAGATTGTAAACGTATTTTTAAACCAGACTTTATTAAACAACTTAACACAATGTATATGTGTGGCAACTTAGGCGATCCTATTGTTGCTAAAGATACACTAGAAGTTTTCAAATATTTTAGAGAACATAACCCTAAAATGTGGTTGAGTATGAATACAAATGCAGGAGCAAAGGATGAAGCATGGTGGACTGAGCTTGCCCAAGTTTTTGGTAGAATGGGTGCTGTTATTTTTAGCGTGGATGGCCTTAGGGATACTAATCACCTATACAGGCAGAATGTTGTTTGGGATAATGTAGAACGAAGTGCTAAGGCATTTATTGCCGCCGGCGGTAGAGCTCGCTGGGATTTTATAGTTTTTGAACATAACGAACATCAAGTTGATCGTGCAGAAGAAATAGCGAACAGTATGGGTTTTGAAAAATTTGTAAGAAAAAAGACAGGCAGATTTTACAGCACTTCGCAACTTTCTGGAAAAGAAACGCACCAAGCAGTGAACAGAAAGGGAGAACAAACACAAAATTTAGCAAAACCTAAAGATACAAAAAATATTAATTTAGCTTTGCTTAAAGAAGAAGAAATAACTAACACATACGGCAGTATGCAAAAATACTATGATACCTGTTCTGTAAAATGTAAAGTTGCTGAACAAGGTAGTATATTTGTAACAGCCGAAGGCTTGTTAATGCCTTGTTGTTGGACTGCCGGACGTATGTATAAATGGTGGCATCCTGATCCAAGGGTAGAACAGATTTGGGATCATATTGACTCAGCAGGCGGAAAGGAAGGTATAGATATTATAAACAATGATCTTGAACAAGTAATGCAAGGAACTTTACTGAAAGGAATACAAGACAGTTGGTCTATACAAGGAATACAAAATGGAAAGTTAGGTGTCTGTGCAATGAAGTGCGGAACTGAGTTTGATCCATATGCGGAACAATTTAAATGATAAACAAAATTGAATTAGAAATTACAAGTAACTGCAATGCGGCGTGTCCAGGATGTGCTAGAACACTTAATAGTGATAGGTTAAAAATTAATAGTTTTAACTTTCATGATATTGTAAGATTGTTTCCTACTGAAGCAGACATACGTGGCAAAGAATTTAAATTTTGCGGAGTTTTAGGTGATCCGGCTCTTAATGTAGAATGCGTCAAGATGGTGGATTATCTAGTGACCAACGGAGCGTATTGCGAACTTAGTACAAACGGTGGCTATCAAACTGCACAATGGTGGAAAAGTTTAGGTGCAATAGCAAATGATTATCCTGGCAGATTGCATATACATTTTTGTGTAGACGGACATAAAGAAACTAATCATATTTACAGAGTTAACACTAAATTTGATGTTATTGAAAGAAACATGCAAGCATTTTCGTCTGTTGCACCAAAAGAAAATGCGTCTTGGATATACATTGTTTTTGATCATAATGAACACGAATTAGAAATTGCAAAACAGCATGCCAAAGAATTAGGTTTTAAATTTGCTACTAGAACAGGTATGCGTAATAGTTATGACGATTGGGTAGCTACATTAAAAAGAAAACAAAATAAAAAAATTGTAGAAGAAAAGAAAACTATTACAACAACCGGCGAAAAAGAACACAGCAAAGTAAAAACAGTAAAAGAATTAGACAAGTTTATTGAAGA